CCGACCCCGCGCCCTACTGCGCCTGCAAGTTCCCCGAGCCGGTGCCGCTCGAGCTGCTGGGCAAGGTGATCGGCAACCTCTGCCGCAAGTGCGCGCGGCGGATCAAGAAGCCGTAGCGCCCTCGTCGGCCTCGCCGATCGGCGCCTGGCCCGGCGGCAGGATGCGGACGGTGCGCGCGCAGCGGCACTGGATCACCTCGCTCGCCGGCGCGTCCGGGTCGCACGGGTAGCGCAGCAGGTTGCCCCGCCCCGAGCGGAACACCTCGCCCCACTTCCGCTTCTGGCCGCGCATCGCGACGTGGTGCGCCCGCGTGCGCGGCGCGCTGCCGGCGTGCCACTCCTGCTGGATCTGCGCGGTGTCGAGCTTGCCGTCGTCGACGGCCTGCTGCCACGACTCCTCCTGCCCGCCGTGCACCGCGCGCAGGGCCTCAGTCCGGGCGATCGCCTCGGCGCGGTTCGCCAGCTGGCGCTGGGCGTACTTGTCGACGAGCTTGTCGATCCGCTCCTTGGGCAAGCCCTTGCCCGCCTCGAACGCCGCGCGGATCGCCTTGTCGCTGCGGGCGTCGCGCAGCTTGTAGGTCAGCGCGTGCAGGTCGCTCGACTCCAGCGCCCGGCGGTAGTTCGCGACGATGCGCGCGCGGTACGGGTCGAGCCCGATCACCTCGCGGATGTCGACGGCCATCGCCCGCGGGTTCAACCCGCGTTCGTTCCCGAGGCGCAGGATCTCGGCGATCGCCTCGCGCTGGTCGTCGCTGATCGCCTGGATCAGCTGCAGCCGCGACCGCTGCAGGAGCGCCACGGCCCGCGGGTTGGCCACGTCGTAGGCCACGAGCTGGTCGAGGCGCGCGGTCAGGTACTCGGCCACCTCGGCCGCGACCGCGTTGTGGATGCCCGCGGCGGTGGCGGTGACCGCGCTGGCGCTTGTGGCCATGTCGTTCACGACCGCATCGAGCGCGCCCGCGCCGGCCTCGACGGCCTTCTCGAGCTCGGCCAGCACCCACTTCGAGCGCACCCGCTGCACGATCTCGCGGTACTTGCGCGCGAGCCGCGGCGGCATGCGGCGCAGGAGGTCGTCGAGGCGGGCCTTGGTCACGCCGCGACCTCGATGGCGACGCCGCGGGCGCGCAGCTCGGGCAGGATCTCGGCCAGCACGGTGTCGACGCCCTTAGTCATCGCGCGCTGGCCCGGCGACAGCTCGAGCCACGGCCGCTCGAGTACCAGCAGCCGATCGCAGGGCCGGCCGGCGGTCTGGCCGAGGGCCTTGCGGAGCGCGCGCGCCACGGCGACGCCCTCGACGATCAGATCGGCGCCAGCGGTGAGCATGCGCGCGGCAGTGGCCTGCGATGCCTCCGACCACCCGAGGTGCGCCAGGCAGTCGGTCGACAGGAGCGCCGTTCCTGAGCGCAAGGCCATCGCCTCACCCATTGTGGTCTTGCCCGTGCGTGGGCCTCCGGCGATCGCAACGATGACGCTCACCGCTGCACCCGCACCGCACCCGCCGCCGTGCAGGTGTACGCCGCGCACGCTGGGTCGACGTCGACCGCACCGACCTCGAGCGTGGCCCCGCGCACCTCGATCGCGTCGCCGACCTCGGGCACGACCCGCGCGCCCTGGTAGATGATCGACGCGCCGAGCAGCGCGACCGCGTGGCCGCCGTCCTTCCGCTCGTCGATCGCCTGGCAGGGGATCCGGGTGTCCGTCGACCGCGTGCCGTTGGCCGGATCGGCGGTGGCGCGCACCCGCGGCCCACGCTTGATCAGCACCGCCGGGGTGACGCCGCCGGCCGAGGCGATCGCCGACGAGACGGTGCCGGCGATGTCGATGCCGAACAGCTTGGTCGAGGCCGGCGTGGTCGAGCGGAAGGCCATGAGGCAGGAGCGCACGAGCGGGGCGCGAGGCCCAAGATCAGCCGGCCAGGTCCTCGACGATCCAGTCGCCCGCGATGCGCGTGCGCCGCAGCGTCGCAGTGTCCTTGTCGGTGATCACGCTGTAGCGGTAGGTCCCGGCGGTAGCGACCGCGGCGGCAGTGATCGTGAACGTCGCGGTCACCGTCGAGACGACGCCCGCGATCGTGTCAACGACGGTGCCCGTCGAGTCCTCGATCACCAGGTGGGCGGTGTGGCCGGTCAGGTCGGTGTCGAAGGTGAAGACCTCGGGCGGGTCGCGGTCGGTGACGACGCGATCGGCGATGTCGATGGTGATGGGGCCGGCGCTCATGTGGTCCTTTCGACGGTCGCGCGCGCGGTGGTGCGCGTGGCCGCGGCGGTGCTGGTGGTGCGGGTGGTGTCGGTGCGGGACGTCGACCTGACGGCCGAGGCCGCCGCGGTGGCGCGGGTCACGGATGCGCGGGCGGTCGCGCGGGTGGCCTGGATGCCGTTCGGCAGCGCCGCCAGTCCGCCGCTCACGATCAGGGCCACGTCGAAGCCCGTTAGTTCGAAGGCGCCGGCCTGCAGGACGACCCGGTAGGAGAGGAACAAGCCCGCCGACGTCCCGCCGACGACGTACGCGCCGACGCCCACGTCGAAGTGCCGATTCACCCTGAGCCCGACGTCGGACCCGGCGCTCTCGTACGACCCCGCACCGGCGACCAGGGCGCGCGCGATGAGCAGGCCAGCCGCCGAGCCGCTGATCACGTACGACCCCGGATCCGCGGTCAGGGCGCGGACGATCCGCATGGTCGCCGGCGACCCGGCGAGGGTGAACGACCCGCTGTCAGCCGCCAGCCGGGCGGAGCGCACGAGCCCGACGTCGGCGCCGGTCCACGCGTACGCGCCCGCAGCGGACGCGAGGACGCGGCCAGCGCGCAACGCCGCAGCGGTCCCGGTGAGCGCGTAGGAGCCGGCGTCCGCCACGAGCCGCAGGGCCCGGACGAGGTTCGCCGCGGTGCCGGTCGTCGCGTACGACCCGGCATCCGCGGTCAGGCGGTGGGCCACGAGCAGCCGCGCGTCCGTGCCCGTCGTAGCGTACGAACCCGAGCCGGCCACGAGTCGCAGCGCGCGCCGGAACCCGACGTCGGCGCCGGTCAGGGCGTAGCTGCCTGCGCCGGCTCCGAGCGCCAGGACCCGCGAGATCGTCGCGTTGACGCCCGTCAGCGTGTAGCTGCCGGCCCCGGCACCGAGGATGCGGCTCGCCGTGAGGCCGGCCGCCGTGCCCGTCAGCGCGTAGCTGCCCGCGTCGGCGGCGAGCGTGTACGACCCCGGCGCGGCGGGCGTCGTCGCGGCCTCGATCGTGAACCACGCGTAGGGCGACAGCGTGCGGTCCCACCACAGCGCCGGGATCATCGACGCCGAGAACACGCCGAGCAGCGACAGCGAGGTCTGCGTCGACAGGGTTGCGTTGGTGCCCGTGACCGCATACGACCCCGCGTCGGCGACGAGTCGGTGCGTGACCTTGAGACCGGCGGCGGTCCCGGTCAGCGCGTACGATCCCGGGTCTGCGGCGAGCGTGTACCCGCCGCCGCCGACGCCCGGCGTCGAGGTCGCCGCGAGCGAGATCGTGATCGCGGCCGTCGCCGACGACGTAGCCAGCGTCATCGCGAACGCGCCGACGGTGCCGGCCGTTGCGTCCACGCCGCCGATGATCTCGACGCCGCCGCCCGCGCCGGCGACGTCCTGGCGGTGCGCCTCGAAGCCGACGAAGCTCAGGTCGGCGTTGCTTGCCGACGAGCCTTGCGTTGTCGCCGTGTCGGTCGCGTTCGCGATGATGCACAACAGCGTCGCGTCGTTGACCTGCGTCGTGACGCCGGGCCCGGTCGCCGACGTCGTGGCCGTCGCCTGCACCGACGTCGCGAGCGCATCCAGCGGATCGCCGCCGGTCCAGTGGTCGCGCGCCGAGAACATGAACGCGATGATGTGGTCGCCGGCGTCGGCGATCGTCGGCGCCGTGCCGAGCGTCCCGGCGTTGTTCAGCTGGTAGCGGAACAACTGCAACCCGACCGAGCCCGCCGCGCCGGGGGTCCCGGTCGAAGTCCGCGCCGCGACGAGCTCGACAAACCCGAGCTTGGGGTCGCTGGCATGACCGCCCGATGAGAGCGTGGTGAATTCCGCGGCGGTCTGGACGACGAGGTACAGCCACCAGTTATCAGCGTCGCCGTGCGTCGGGATCGCGGGCGTGACGTCGCCGGTGCCACTCGAGAGCGCGGCGACCTCGTAGATCGAGACGCCCATCGGCGGTCACAGCACCCGGTAGTATTGCAACAGCGCGCCCGCCTTCGCGACGATCGCCGACGACGACACCTCGGAGGCGAAGCGGGCGATCAGCGTGCCATTGCTCGACGGCGTGATGATGCCCTCGATGACCGCGACGTTGGCGGCGGTCGTCGATGTCGCGTTCGACGCGGCCGGGATGTCATAGGCCGTCGCGGAGTTAACCGTGTTGCTCGTCGCCGTGAGCGTGTACGTGCTGGTGTAGTTCAGCAGCGTCGGCGAGCCCGGGCCGTTGATCGACCAGCGCGAGCCGGTCGTCGTCGCCGCCGAGGTGTAGGGGATCGTGAACCGAAACCAGTACGTCTCGCCGCTGGTGACCGAGAACGATAGGCCGGTCACGTCGGCGATCGTGTTGGCGCTGGCGTTGTTGTTCGTGACGTCGCTGGCGAGCACGACCGTCGACAGCGCGGTGACTGTCGTCGGGCCGACGACCTCCATCATCTTGAACGCGCCCGAGGCCGACCGGACGCGCCACCCGGCGCCCTCGTCGTACTCCAGGCACTCGCCGGCGGCCAGCGTCACCTTGATCAGCTCGCTCGTGTTCGTGCCGTCGTAGTGCGCGACGGTGACGTCGTTGGACGTCGACGCGTGGCGGTTGCGGATCGCCACGAACTTGACCGTGCGGTACGTCGAGGAGGCCGGCGACGCGACGATCGCAGCGGTCGTCGCCGACGAGAACAGCGTCGTCTTGCGGACCGGCGTCACGGTCGAGCCGTTGAGGTCGACCGCGGCCGAGTACGCGTCGACCGTCGGCGTGCCCGACGTCGTGAGGCGTAGCTCGTCGCTGGTGCTGGTCAGGAGGATCACGGCGGACCTCCTCAGGTGAGCGTAAAGAAGCTCGCGCCGAAGTCGACCAACAGCGACTCGCCGTCGGCCAGCGTGATCGAGCTGCCGTAGTCGTAGTACGCCACGAGGGGATCAGCCGGCGACGTCGGCGTGTCGTTGTAGATGACCGCGTACCGGAACGGGCCGATCGAGCCGCCCGAGGCGGTGATCGTCACGTCGACGGCGGTCGCGGTCGCCGTGCCGGTCGTCTCGCTCCAGTCGTTCTGGATGTCGAAGCCGCCCGCGGTGTAGCCGTTGCCCGCGCTGATCTCGGTGATGTTCGCGAACACGGTGTTCGTCGCGGATGGCGCCGAGTTGGTCAGGGCGACCTTGAGCGTGTGCCCCGCGGCGTGGAGCTGGTGGACGCCCTTGCCCAACTGCTCGACGAAGTCCTGGAACTTGGTGAAGGTCGCCATGGGACCACCCGTCCCACGCGCGCGCGAGGCGCCCCCACCTGCGCCCGGGGTTGGCTCGCGTCTTACCGATGCGACCGGCGCGGCAAGGCCCGGCGCGGCGGCCGGGGTGCGATCAGGCCGACGTCAGGCCGTAGGCGTCGTCATCGAACGCGCTCTCGGCGTCGGTGCCGCCCGCCTCCGACGCCCCAAACGGCGCATCGTTCCCGCCGCCGTCGAGCAGCGCCGCGATCAGGTCCATGACCCGCGCCGGGAAGCGCCCCACGCTGGTCGGCGCGAAGAACTCGACGCCCACGCCCTTCGCGTCGACGCGCTTCACCTTGTCGCTGCTCGTCGCCCGCGTGAACACCGCGGCGTCGGCCAGGCCGTACAGCGCGAGCTCCTGCGCCGCCTGGACCACGAGCGCGTCGGCGGTGTCCACGTCGGCGTCCGCGGCGTCCAGCCACGACATCGCCACCAGGCACCGCGTGGCCTCGACCATGGCCCGGGACCGCTGCGTCGTCGTGGCCGCGTCGTAGGTGTCGCCGTGCACCAGCGAGCCGGCCGCGTAGCTGGCCAGGTCGGTGATGCTGCTGTAGCTGTCGAACGTGTCGCTCCCGATCGTGATCGTGGGCATCGCTCAGTCCTCCGCCGGGTCGTCGAGGTTCACGTCGATGGAGCCGTCGCCCGGATCGACCACTGGCGTGCGCACCATGCCCGCCGCCTGCGCCGCCTGCTCGCGCCGCGCCGCCATCTCCTCGGGGTCGTCGTCGAGCGTCGGCAAGCCCAAGAACTCGAACACGGCCTTGACCGCGTCGTCGCTCCGGTCGACGGTGACGCCCGCGGTGGCTAGGTCCTTGAGCGCGGCGATCAGCTCGAGCACGTCGTGGAAGCTCAGGCGGGAGAACTTCGGCGACGGCTTGAGCGCCGGGTCGAGCCCGTTCAGTGCCCACACGACGTCGACCGCGTCGCGCGCGATCACGCCGGCGACGTTCTCAAGGATCCCCTCGACGAACCGGTAGTAGTCGGCGGACTTCTGCGCCTGCATCGCCAGCGACCCGCCCGCCGAGCCGAGCATGATGTGCTCGACGTTCAGCGCGATCGCGACGAGCCACAGGTCGCGGCGGATCGCCTCGGCCAGCTCCTTCAAGTCGTTCTCGGACTTGAGCGTGTCGATCGCCCACATCGGCACGTTGCTCGGCGACCCGTCCGGGTTCGGGTAGGTCTTGCTGTCGAGGAGCGTGTAGAGATCTTCCTTGCGCCGGTGGTTCTGCAGGTAGTCCTTGAGCCCGGCCTCGGCGGTGTCGATCGCCGCCTGGTCCATCTTGGACGCCTTCATCTGCGCCCGCGGCGTGCGGCCCACCATGTTGCCGTTGACGCTGTTCTGGTAGCCCTTGCCCTCGAGCGACAGGTAGACCGCGAGCCGCCGCACCGACTCCGCGGCGTGGCGCAGGAGCCCGACTCCCTCGGGGCTGTCGCTCAGCTCGTCGTCGACGTGGTACAGCAGCTTCCAGCGCGGGATGTAGACCTCGGCTGCGCCGAGCGGCGGCAGCTGCCACACGCCGGCCAGGTCGCCGTTGTCGGCCACGTCCCAGCGCGCGATCGTCTCGGTGGTGCGCCAGTCGACGCGATCGACCACCCACCGATCCGGCCACCGCGGATCGCTGTCCTTGCGGTAGGTCAGCTCCTGGACCGACGCGCCGTAGAACTCGGCCGACGCGATGCGCTTGGCCCACGAGCCGATCGGCCGGCGCGGCGCCTGGAGGATCGCGTGCTCGGCGAACTCGGCCGCGTCCTTCGCCGCCGCCTCGTCGATCTGGTCGCCGCGCGCCGGCGCCATCGTCCACTTCACGCCGCCGATCAGCCGGTACGTGCGCCGTACTGCCGTCCCGACCACGGCCACGTTGCGGACCATCTCCCCGAAGGTCTTGATCCGCGCCGTGCCGCGCATGTCGGCCGCGGCCTCGTTGCTCTGCGGGTACCCGCCCCACGACGCCGTGCCTCCCGTGCCGACCGTCTCGTCGGGCTTGGGCGGTGGATCAGAGGACGGCGCCGCGGTCGGCTCCGAGGGGCGGCGGCGGAAGATGTCGAGGAGTCCCATGGGCGGGGCCAGTGTCCGGCGTGGGATGGTGGCGACCCAACATCACGACCCGAACGACCACGACCCGCCGAAGTCCTCGGGCGCGCCGCGCCAGCCGAGGTTCCACCCGTGCGCGCCCATGTCGACGTCGTCGTCGTGCGGATCGTTCAGGCCGGTGAAGTCCAGGTGCTCCTGGATGAACTCGTCGTACTCGCGGCCGAGCGGCACCGCGAACCGGCCCGAGTTCCACGCCTCGCTGTAGCCGGTCGCGCGCGCCCGCTTGTCGCCGCGGAGCAGGTGGTGCGGCAGGGGCTCGACGGGCAGGTCGGCGTCGATCATGCGGATCGAGTCGGGCAGCAGCGCGAACCCGCCGACGCACTCGAGGCGCAGCGGCAGCGGCCACCGCTCGCGGATCCGCCGCACCGCCGCCAGCACCTCGGCCAGCTTCGCCTGGCGGTGGAAGCGCGCCAGCAGCCGGCCCTCGCACTCGTCGCCGAAGCCGCGCACCGCGACCACGCCGATCGACCAGTAGTCGCTCGAGGTCTTGGCGGTGCCGGCGGGGTCGCCGACGAGGTTCAGCCGCCAGCCGTCGTCGAGCTCGAACGCGTCGAGGTTGAAGCGCGCGGGCTCGCGGTCGAAGATCTTAGCGTCCTGGCTGCGCGGCTCCTGCTGGTACAGCGACCACCAGCGGTGCGCGCCCTTCGCCCGCTCCTTGCGCGCCCACTCCAGATCCTTGCCGCCCTCGGGCCAGATCGGGACGTGGTAGGCCGGATCGAAGTCCTCGCCGCGCGGGCCACCGTCGACGGGCGCGCCGGTCGTGGCGTCGACGACGGCGGGTAGCTTCACGTGGTCCCACTGCTCGCCGAGGTCATCCTTGAGAATGCGCCCGATCGGGTCGTCGGGGTGCCACCGCGTGCCAGGGACGAGTACCGAGGCGCGATCATCGTCGCGGCGGGTGAGCATGTCGTCGGTGAAATAGGCCCACGTCTTGTCGCGGACC